GAACTTAAAAATAAATATCAAAATTTAATTGATAATAATTTTAAAGTTATTTTTTTTAATTATATAGATGAGATTATAGAAGAAATATTAATCGAATCTACATAAGTAGAGATTATAGAAGTTTTTTAACCTGATTTATGAGCAGGTATTCTTACTAATGTATAAATAATTTGTTTTAAATCATCCAAAATAATTCTATCTACACTTTTTATATTTCCAGATTTATAAATTATTAAATTATTTTTAGCATCATAATTATTAATTATGTCTATTTTTTGATTTGGTTCATAAAATGATACCTCAGATTTTAATTCAAATTTTTTATTAAAATCAATTGGATTTTTAATAATTATTAATTTTTTTATTGGAAATGACATTATATATTCTTTTATTAACTTTATTAAAATCCCAACATATTCTTCTGAATTTAATGAATTATTTAAAGATGAAAAAATCGAATGAAAAGTTAAATAACTTATATTATTATTTATTACTGATATTTGTTTTTTATTAACTATTGCAAATCTAAATAAAACCATATATCCAAATATATAATTTTTATTAAAACCAAGAAGAGTAGATTTAAAAAGTTTTTCAATATCTTTTTCGTTATTAATATTATATTCCAATATCATTGCATCTAATATATCATTGTAATTTGTTTCATCAATAGTATAAAAAAATTGTCTCGATTTATATTTTTCAAATAATTTATCATATGTTAAATCATTCTTCATAGATTCTAAAGAATCAACTAATTCTTGAGTATAAAATATATCCAAATTATAATAATCAATCGGTATATCATTTGATTCTAAATAATTAGTAAATTTTTCAATTAAATCTTTTATTTTTTTTACATATTCATAAGCAGGTTGTTTTATATTATTACCCCATAAGTAAATATTTTTTGTCAAAAAATCTGGTTCTATATCTCTAATTTTATTTATTAAACTATCCATTTCATCTCTCATTTCTACTAAATAATTTAAATATTTTTCAATATTATTACCACCTGTTTGATTAATAAATGATAATTTCAAAGTTAAATATTTACTTTTATATTTTAAATAAAGATTTTTATAATTATTATTCATATATATAAATAGATATACATATAAATAATTTTAAACATCAAATTGTTTCTTATTTTCAGAATCTTCATCAGATTCATCATATTCATCGCTATCACTTTCGTATTCATTATATGATTTATCTTCATCTGAATCTTCATTGATTATTAATTCTTTTTTATTACTTTTTACTAATTTGTTTTGTGGTTTTTCATCAGATTCAGAATCATTATTGTTAATTAAATTATTTTTGTTAATATCAGATGAAGTTTTACTTGTTACATTTTTTTTATCTAAAATTAATTCTGTTATTTTATTATTTAATACAATCTTGTGATAAGGCCAGATTTTTCTAAATGTTTTACTAATAGTAACATCACTAATTCCAAAAATATCTGATATTTGTTTTTTGGATAATTGAATGTTATAAAATTGAGTTACTAGTAAAATACATCCAGCTGCTACTGATGGAGGTTCATGAGTTGATGCTAAATCTAATTTATGAATATTTGATGATACATCTTTTGATATATCAATATACTTTTTATCAATATTTAATTTCTTTGCAAAACGTTCAATAAAATCAGATGATTGAGAACTTTTAATTTGATGAAATAAAGTATTGGAATCAATAATATCACAAAATTTTCTACATCCACGATTAACATGCTTAATTTCTAAATCGTAAATATTAGCTATTTCTATTGGTGATCTGGTTTCTTTTTGTAATTTACAAGCATGAAATAAACAAGCTGCTATCATACTTCTCCGATTGATACAACGCATGATTATATTTTTGCCTTTTCTTTTACCTTTTGAATGAACTGATTCTGACACTTTTTTGTATAAAATTTTGGCACTATCGATAATTGTTTGTGTGATTCCATATTTTTTACATTTTGATTGAATTGTTTCAAGAACATCCATTAAACTTTTTTCTTTGTAAGGCATTTGACCCTGCTTCTGTAATAAACTTAAACGACTATATCCTTTAGAAACTATTTTCGTTCCTAATGATGCCTTAGGAAAGAAAAAACTCGATGGTGCACCATATCTAGAATTAATTACTTCACCATCATTTGTAACTAATTCAGGATTTTCATCTAAATATTCATCATTAATAACAGCACAATCAGTACAAACCCTATACCCTTTTGTATTATCAATTACCAAATTAATACTTTTACAGTTTTTACAAAATATTGGTAATTTTTCTTCATCTTGTTTATATTCTAGATCAACACTCATTAATAGGTTATCTAGCTGTTCATCACTCATATCTAAGTATTTTTCTATATTTTTCATAAGCTATTTATAGAGTTAATAAATCTTTAAATAGTTTATATAAATTTCATTTTTTTTTAATTTTCATTTTTTTTATAAAGTTAGTTTATTTTGTTGTAAATATAAATTATATCGGAATTATGAAGATTGAGTTTGTGAAGATTGAGTTTGTGAAGGTAATGGTTTTGGCTTCCCATCACCGTGCAATTTTGATTTAGAAGATATAAATGATTCTTCTATCAAAACATAATGTGTTGGTTTAGTGTAATCTTTCTTAGCGACCAAATTACTGGTATTTATATTACTTACAACAGCATTTAATAATGTATCTTCTAATTTAAAAGGCTGTGTAATTTTAGAAATTGTTGAACTATTTTTATTTTCATTACTACATTTTCCATAAAAATTAGTTTTTTTACATACTAAAGAAATGCTTGTATCACCAACTTTTATTTTATAGGCATTATCATCTAAAAGATCTACAATTTCTTCATTCTTCCTCGTTTTACATGAAACTAATTTATCATTTAATAATTTTTCAAATTTAGCTTTTTCAGATTTAATTGATTCAATAGCTTGATTTTTTTTTACTTCAACTAATTTATTAAATTTTTGTTTTTCTGTTTCAACAAAAGTTCCAAATTCAGTATTATTAATATTATTAGTAACATTTATAGAAGGAAATATTAATTCACCTACTTCATCGACATTAAATGGTGGTGTAGTGTCGTTTATTAGACTACAATTATTAAATAAATCAACGAGCTTATTAGCTTTTTCTTCAGTAGTTAAATAAGCAAATACACTGTCAGTACCACCACTTTGTTTAAGTTCATTATATTTTTGTTTGTACTTTAAGTACTTTATTTTAAATTGTTCTTCTATTAGTTCTTCGTTATTTTTATAACTTTCGATACCAAACATATATATCTAAAATTAGATATTTTATTTTTACCATTTAATTTTAATTTTATTATTATTTACTAAATATTTATTTATTTTCAAAAAAATATTGCATCCAAAAAAACCATTATGAGCTGATAATGGAGAAGGATGAACAGTTGTAAATATTTTATGTTTATTAATATCAATTAATTTTGTTTTTCCTATAGCAAAATTACCCATTAATAAGAAAATAGTATTTTGACAAGTATCACTAATATATTTAATTAACTTATCGGTAAAATTAGACCATAAGTGTTGATGACTATTTGATTTTGATTCAATTACTGTTAATGCTGAATTAAGCAATAATATTTTTTCTTGTTTAATCCATCTTTTTAAAAAGCCATGATTAGGTATAGTATAATCTGGATAACAGTTTTTTATTTCTTTAAAAATATTTTGTAATGATGGGGGTATTTTTTTATGAGCTTTTGGAATACCAAAAGACATCCCACAAGCTTGTGGTACTTTTTTATCTGAACAAATTTCCGAATTTATATATGGATCCTGACCAAGTAATACTAATTTGGTATCTTTTGGTCCAAAATAATAAAGAGTCCTTAATAAATCTTTTTGTAATGGAAAAATAATTTTACCTTCAGTAATGTCTTTGTTCACTTGATCTAATATTAATATTAAATCATCTTTATTTAATTCAAAGAAATTTAACCATTCAGGATGAACTCTTTTAATGATTTTATCAAAAGTATATTCCATTAAATATACATATTATTATTATTAATAATTTAATTCAATTTTATTCGTTATTTTTTGTTTAATAAATATTAGCTTTTATTAATGAATATAATTAAACATAAAATAAAAATTAAATCAATAATTATAGATAAAAATAATTTTATAATTGAATCTGATAATAACCATCTTTTTACATCAAAAATAATAAAAGGATCGGTTAATTTCAAAATATATAATGAAAATAACCAAGAAGTTAATTTATCAAATTTAGAAGAAGGTGAGTTAATTAAAATTTATGAAAATATTATTTCAAAAACAAATGAAAAAAATAATATTACAAATAATAACTTTAAAAAAATAGAGCAAAAAAATAGTATAATAAATAAAATTATTATTAAAAATAAGTATATTTTCAATTCAGATAGTTCTGAAAATTATGATATAATTAATTAACATGATTATAAAAACATGTTTCAAAAAAAAATTTAAAAACTATAATTTTTTTCTAACTTTAGATATATCTTAATGCCTGATCAAATGCCACAAAATAACACACTGTCTACAGTACTATTATTATTAGCATTAGGTTTCTTAATTTATTATTTAACTAAACCAAAAAAAAATGAATGTTTTACTAAAAATTTAGAATCAATGAATCAAAAATCTGATACCCCTAAATCTGTAACACCTAAATCTGAAACCCCTAAATCTGTAACACCTAAATCTGAAACCCCTAAATCTGAAACCCCAAAATCTGAAACCCCAAAATCTGAAACACCTAAATCTGAAGTGATTAGACGTATCGTTTCTAAATCTAATAATCAAGTTCCTAAATCAGAAACTCCTAAATCTGAAATACGTGGAGATCTAATTAGTGATTTTAAATTTGAACCTTCCGATATAAATCAAACCGGTGCTTCTCTAGATACTGCATTTCAAAGACCTATTCCTCAACAAGCTCGTCCTGATGTAGTTGACATAAATAAAAATAATGTTAAAAAATATAATGCTAAGGATTATTTACCTAAAGAAATTAATAAAAAGTGGTTTGATACTGATTTTTCACAAGCTAAATTTAACATTAATGATGATAAATTAATTAACACCGAACGCTATGTCATAGGTATAAACACTGTTGGGCAATCCCTTAAAAATGCATCTTATGATATCAGAGGTACAGTTCCCAATCCAAAATTCACTGTCAGTCCATGGAATAATAGCACTTATGAACCTGATATGAATATTAAGCCTTTATGTTAAATCATCTTAATAGTTATGTACATATTAATTCTTATGAATTATCTTTATTACAATATTATATTTTTGCTGTTTAAGTCCTGATATAAAAAATATAAATATAACAAAAAATTGAAATTTTTTATTATTATATTTATATACTACCCTTTAATGACCGAATCAATGAATCTTTTTGAGATATCTATCAATCACCAACCTGTTGGTAGAAACAAACAAAATTTATTAAATTTTATTGATCAAATTAATGAAATGAATAGACAAACACCTGGTTTTGTGTCATGTACACAATTTAAGAATTCAAGATTTATTGAAATTATTTTTAATTCTGACTTTGATGTTAAAATTAAATGTCCTGAAATGTTCAAATTAAGATATCTATCTGACAGTATTTTAAGTAAACTTACAAATAATTTATATCGCAAACAATTTTCAAATGAAATTTTAAGAAAAGTAAAATTATCACAAATATATACATCAACTGAATTTTCAAATTCAAAAGATGGTTATTTTTGCATTAATGATAATAATTTTAAATCAATTATTAGTATTATTGTTAATACAATGTCAAATGTTATATATATTGAAAATAAAGAATTTATTGAATCATGTTTAATATATTTGCGTGGTCAAGATCATTCTAATCAGTCTGTAATTCAAATAGTCACTAAATTAAGAAGAAAATTGCTAGAATATAAAAGTCAACAAAAACGTCATTCAGATGAAATTGATACAGCAATTAAATTTATGTTAGAAGATAATAGACAACTAGAAAAAGATCTCGCTGACTATTATGATTGTCAAATTAATTATTCAACTTGTGACATTCGTGATTGTGGAAAAGATCTACCTTATGCTAATTATTTTTTATTTGTTGATGTCAAAAATAAGAAAGAAACTTTAAATTGGTTATGGTTAAAATATTTATCATACAAAAATTCAGATTCTAGAAGTTTTAAAGAATTTTATTCTACGAGATACCATAGATATTTAGCACCAATTACAAGAAAACAAAATTATTTGATTTCAGTAGATCAATTTTTACAATCTGTATTTACACAAGTTTTAAGCTAACAATTATTTAATTATTTTACCAAATATTTTTAGACCAATTAACTTTTTTTCGCGCTCTCTCTCCGCATGTTTAAATATGTTTCCGGAAACCAAAATGACACAAAATGAACTACTTGCAAAATATGATATCAATTATGAAAGTTTTTTTAATAGTAATATTCGTGATGAAGAAGGTTATCCAGAATTATTGCAATCAAAAGAAGACATACATATCTTTTTGTTAGATTATATAAATAATTAAGTTTTTATTATTTTTCCCATAGAATCAAAGCCGGCGTTTTAAATGTGCAAAGGTGTAAATCGTGTCATTTAAAATAGTCCTCGCTGTAAAATAAAAAAAATCTAGTATAATAATATATGAATAATAATATTAGTAGTTTAATAAATACTATTAATAGTAAGAATTCATTACCTTCCGGAACAGTTGCTAGTTTTGCAGGTAATAATGCTCCAAAAGGATGGTTATTATGTAATGGTGATACAGTATCTCGAGTAACTTATAAATCTTTATTTGAAATAATTGGAACTACATTCGGTAATGGTGATGGAGAATCTACATTTAATCTTCCTGACTTAAGAGGTAGAGTTATTGTCTCTGCTGGTCAAAACGTTCAAGCTACTTTAACTAATCGTGTTTTAGGTGCAGTTGGTGGTGAAGAAAATCACACTTTAACTCTTAATGAAATTCCAGCACATACTCATACATATGATAAACAAAATGGAGTTCAAAACATTAATGCACCAGACACTGCAGGTGTTACTGCAGCCAATGATCCAATAACAGTTACAAACACTAGTTCAGCTGGAGGTGGTCTTCCTCATAATGTTATGCAACCATTTATTGTTCTCAATCACATAATTAAAATTTAATTATATAAAAATATCTTAAAGAAAAAAATCTTTTATATAATTAATATAATGTCCGATTCAGAAAATAAAGGAGAAAAAAAGAAAATATCTAAAGAGTTTGTTGAATCTGTTAAAAGATATCTTGAAGTTGATGATAAACTTAAAGAAATAAAAGAAAAAACAAAAAATCTTAATACTGAAAAGAAACAAAAAGAAGAATTTATTTTAAATTATCTTCAAACAATTGATGAAAAAGTTATTGATGTAGCTGATGGTAAATTAAGAAGAAATATTAGTAAAACACAAGCACCTCTCAAAAAAGAAACAATACAAAAAGCATTAATTGATATTGTAGGTGATGCCAATAAAGCTACAGCAATGACAGAGCAAATTATTAAATCAAGACCAACTATTGAAAGAGTTACATTAAAACGTACCAAAAATAGAATTAAAGAAGCAACAGATCAAAATTAATTTAATACATTAATATAATTTTATATAAAATTTAAATATATATAAAATAAAAAATCTATATTATAATTAATATGTTTGACAATAAATGTATTGATTATTTAAATAATTATTATAAATTTAATGAAGATATAGATTTTAATATAACATTTGATTCTTTAATAAATTTTTGTTTAAATTTTAACAAAAAAAATTTTGGAAAAAATTATTCGAAATCAAATTTTTTTATTCATATAAAAGGTGGTTCAAGTATCAAATATAAATTAAATAATTATTATGGTAATTTAAATCAAAAAATAACAGATGATATTGATATTACACTTGTTCCTTTTGAAAATAATCCAAATGTTAGAATAAGATTAATTGAAGAATTATTTATTGCATTAAAAAAAGAATTTCCAAAATTTATATGGAAATATAAAATGTTTGAAAGAACAACTAAAATCTATTTATATGGTAAAATAATTTTTGACATCGTATTTTATGATAATATAAAACCATGGTATAATGATTTTGATGATAATAGTGATCAATATGTTTTATCAAATATTTCAATAGATGATTATTTTAGTAATTTGAAAAAATTATTTGAATCTAAACTATATAGTCAAGAAATATTAGAAAAAGTAACATTTACTTCATTAGAATGGGATTATCAATCACTTATATTATTACTTAATTTTTATAATAAAAAATATAATGATATTATAGATGGTAAAGATAATATTTATTTGGAAACTGAAATATATAATAAAAAAAAATCTATTAAAAATAAAATTTATAGATATAAGAAAAAATTATTTTATTTATCCAACATGATGATTAATAATAATATTTAGTTTAGTTTATTATTTGAGTTTCTCTGGTTTTATTGGTTTTTAATTCAAAATATTAAAGAATCGACGATCTAAAAATATATTTGAATGCAGAAAATAAGCTTTAATCTTATTAAAATTATTACATAGTAGAATATCAATTAGTTCTTTTATTGATTTAATATATTATATGTTTTTAATTTATCCAAATCAAATTTTAATCCATCAACTGTATCAAAAAAATAAATAAAAATTTAAAAATTTTGATTTATTATTTTTCAATCTATCACGTTTTTTAGATTTATAAAATATATTTAATCCTTCTTTTTAATGTAGGACCATGATTATTTTTATGGTAAAAAAATAAAATTATTATAATCATAAATAATAAAAAACTAAATTTTTTTGACTTAAAATACTATTATATTAATTGATATAATTTGTCATTTATTACAATTTCATGTTCTCTAAAAGTGTGATAATATTTTTCAGTAATTACATATTTAATTCCATTTTCATAATATAAAAAATCTTTACAACCTAATGTTGTATTACATTTGGTACAAACATATTTATCAACATTAATATGTAAAATACAATATGTATTAATAAAATTATTTAATTTTTGTAATAATTGTGGTTTCATTTCTTTATCTAATTCTGTAAACTTTCTATTATCTTCTTCAAATATTACTGTATTACCATTCAGATTCATTTTCGATAATAATTTGGTTTCTTCTAAATCAATATTACTTGACATTATGATATAACTATATTTATATTATAAATAAAAATCAATTTTCTAGACTAAAAAAAATTGAAATATTTATTATATTACCAATTTAAACTATTTTAAAAACCTAATATGAAAATATCTTTTCCTTCCGGGACTCAAGTTGATCCTTCTAAACCACTTGATCAACTTATGGTTCATGCTTCAGAAATTAATTGCTCTTTGTGTGATCTTTCTGAATTACCTCCTTTTATGAACTGTCTGAATTTAAAAAGTCTAGTTTGTTCAGACAATTCAATTGGAAGTTTGGTAATATCAAACTGTCCGCTTTTAAAAACTGTTGAATGTTCAAACTGTAATCTCGAATCTTTGCAAATTGATCGCTGTCCAAAGTTGAAAAGCCTTGATTGCAGTAGAAATCGTCTGACTAAACTTCCTGTTGGCTTGAAATTGAAATTCTTGGATTGTTCTAGCAACCAGCTTTCTGAAATTCCGAGAATGAACAGAATCAGAAAGCTTATTTGTTCGAATAACTGTCTTGTGTATTTACCTGCTATGAAGAAACTAAAAAAGTTATTCTGTTCCAAAAATCAATTGAGCACATTGCCCCGCCCAAAAGGGCTGCGCAAAATGAAATACTTGGATTGCAGCTTCAATCGATTACATGGCATTGCAAAGTATCCGAAAATGAAAATATGTGATTGCTTTGGAAACGTGATTAGACGCGGATCAGCAGCCAGGATTCCTGGAATTGTCACCAACCAATTTTACCATTGGTAAATATTGGTTATATATTTATTATAAATTAATTTAATATTATGATTCATTACTGTGAATAGTTCTAATTCTTGGTAAAATATTCACTATAAAATTCATAGAATATAAAAAATCTTTATTTTATTAATGGTAGACATATTAGTAGTGTGTGGAATAAAAGGTTTTAATATGTGTGGAATAAAAGGTTTTAATAAATTTCATGAAACTATTATAAATGTTATAAATAATAATACTCCAATACCTGTTTCAAAAGAGTCATGTATATTTTATACATTACAAACTATTAATAATTATTTTAATGAAGATGCACCTGCTGATTTATATATATCTAATATTTCAAGTAATTTATTTATATTTGATAGATCATTCGAAGATGCTGTATTTGATGGTGATCAAGATGAAAGTTATTTACCTATAAAAAAATTTAATATTGAACATAATAACAAATTTGATTATATTGTTTTAGAACATTGTCCTACTTTTTTGGAATCAATTATGATTCCAGAATTTGTTAAACACTATAATATGTTAAAACCAAATGGTTATTTTATAATTTTTATTAATCAAAACCTAGGAAAAGATTTTAAATTTTATGAAAATAGTAATTTTCTAATTTTGGATAATATTTTTACAAGAATCAATAATAATGTTTATCAAAAAATGAATAATAATATATATAATATGGAAGCAAATTGTAAAAATTTTATGGAATATTGTACAAATTATATACCACCACCTATTTATGAAGTGTCATCAAAACAGAAATATTTAAAATATAAAAAAAAATATTTAGAACTAACACATAAAAGTATATGAAAAATATTAATGCTTAAATTATAAGTTGTTATAAATTAATAAAGTTATATCCATATAATAAATTAATTGTTATATAGATTCAATATTATGATTCATCACCGTGAATGGAACGTTCGGTTCTAATTCTTGGTAAAATATTTACTGATGTCAATTCTTGGAATAATAATTTGCATGCATAAGGAATAACAACAGCTGATATTCTTGTTGAATTATGACATCCTTTGCATCTGTAATAATCTTTGTCAATAACTTTAGATGCAAACATACCACATTCATCACATACATAAACTTTTGTAATATCTGATGTTTCCATTAAACGTTCTTTTAAAAACTGAGCCATGCCGTGAGCGACCATAGCATCTTTTTCCATTTCCTTATGGAACCATTATTTTTAAGAAGTATAATCATCTTAAAAAATAACACTTGTATTCGATATTAAAACCCTAATATAATAAAATATTAGATATAGTGATTTTAAAACCTTGTACAAGTCACCTTTTCAGGTGGGAATAGACTATACCTTAAGCCCATCAAGTTTTAACTTGTTGAACCCATTCCCGTCTAGTCGTTGAGCCTTCTTCTATTAATAGAAGATTGGTTGCGGATTAACCTTGTGTTTAGCTTTTTACCTTACCCTATGCAATTAACATAAGCCACCAAATATTTTCATAATTGGTTTGGTACTAAACTTAAATTTTTAGCATGTATATTATTTTCAATATATGTGTTCAATAATTAAGATACATGCTACAGGTCTTCCCCGCAGTTTGAGAATGTAGCCCGCTATATCACGGACTAGCCAGTAGTTGTAATACTGACTTTTACCGGCAAAATGTTTACCGATTTTAAG